TATGCGCTTCGGTGACTTCTTTACCGAGGACACCTCGATGTAAGGCTTTACGGAGAATATCTCTGCGGCCTTATTCAGGAAGCCGAACCTGCATACGAACTTGTTTTCCCTGCCGCACTTGTTGAGAGTGATGCGCACGTCATAATGACGCACCGGGCCTCTGGTTCCGCCCTTTCTCGCTTCGTTGTCATAGAAAAAATCGTTTATATTCATGTTGTTATCTCCTTTCAATGTACTTGATGAAGGCGAAGATGCCCCTGATCTGCTCTGTTATGTAGTCGCTCGCGTCTTCTTCAATAAGCGCTTCAATGGCGTCCAAAGCGAGTTCTTTAATGTAGTCGATGGAATAGAAGTGAGGTTCTTTTATCTTGGAAAGAGCAGCAGTAACCTCTCCAACAGTTTCAGCTTTTTCGGTCTTCTTCTGGTAGATCTTCGGCAGCTCCACGCCTGCCTCGCGCAGCACTTCTACAATTTCCTCGCGCTTGCAGCAGTTTTCATCCGCGAGGATCGCGATCTGCTTCATCGGCGCTTTGGCCTGCTTGTATTCCATGACGATTTCGTCGATTGTCATTACCATCACTTCTCCTCCTTCCCGAGTCCCCAGTATTCCCTGATCGCCGTGTCCACGGCCTTGAGGTCGTTCGGGATCTCCACCGCCTCGAACATGCCCTCCGGCGTCTTGGCCGTGCTCTGGCCGTTCGACTGCGTGTAGAACTTCTGGTCCTCGCAGTAGAGCACAATGTCGAAGCATCCCTCGAGGACGAGCTTCTCGTCGAGCATCCTGCCGATGGTCTTGGCCTTCTGGCGGCCGGCATCGTCCAGCTCGGTGTGGTGCAGGAAGTACACGATCTTGTCGTCTTCCGGCAGCCGGTTGATGAAATGCACGAGCTCGCGGAAGTTCGCAGCCATGTCGACGTACTTGTTGTAGCCGGCTTCCTTCGCCCGGTCGAACAGCTCGTTGACGAGCAGGTACTGGCTGTCATCAATGACCACGGCCTTCTTCTTCGAGACCTTGATGACCTGCTGGATCCATGAGTATCTCGCAGCGTTCAGCTGTGCTGCGCTCTGCGCTTCTTCCTCGAGCTTGGTCGGGATCCTCACGACCTTGATGTCGCTCTTGAACGGCAGGCGGCCCTTTTCGACGCTGATCACGCCGACCTCGTCTGCCGTGAAGTTCTTGATGCTGAATGTCTTGCCGGAGCCGCTCCGGCCCATAACTAATACAGGGACTGCCATTTAGTTTTCCTCCTCGTGTGTCTTCCAGATCTGGACGTCATTCTCGGCCACAGCCTCGAAGGTGATGTCCTCATCCGCTCGGATCTCGATAAAGCTGACGTCGATGTACGTCACGTGCTCGCCGTTGGATGTTAATGTGACTGTCATTCCTCGGTCCTCGCTTTCGCTTCCTCGAGGAGCTTGTCCTTCTCGGCCTTGAGTCTTGCGAAGGTTTCCTTGTACTCCGCCGGGAAGATTGCCTTGACCAGAGTGTCGATGGCTGCGTCGCTGAACCTCAGACTCTCTCCGAGGTAGCCTATCTCCGCGCATCCGAGAATGCCGTTCAGCAGGATCCTGCAGTCCTCTGCAAGTTTCTCTTTTCTTTCGTTTTCCATGTTCTCTCCTTTCGCTGATTACAGCTTGATGAATATGCTGATCCAGAGGGCCGTCCAGATGGCCGTCCAGATTATGCCGCCGATGATTTTCTCCGCCTTCTTGCTGATCTTCATTTCTGTCCTCCGATCCACGCCATGAAGGCGTCCTTTGGTACCCGGTACGGGCTGTTCTTAATTCTCGGCAGCGCGAGGCCGCACTCCCGTGCGTACCGCTCCGCCGTGGCCCGGCCTACACCGAGCAGCTTCATGATGTCCTTGATGGTGAGTAGTTGCATGTTCTCCTCCTTGTCAACTGTTATTCTACATCAAGCGCTAAAAAAAATGTCGCAGATTTCCGTCGCGCCTATTCCGAGACTGTCCGCGACCTTGCGGATCTCTCTGGCGGTGAACTCTGTCTTGCCGTTGATCTTGTTGTTAACGGTCTTTTGAGATATTCCGAGCGCCTCTGCGATGGCCTTCTCAGTCTTTCCGGCTTTCGCCATGTAGTACCTCATGAGCTCTTTGTTCAATGCCTGCTTTCCTCCTTTCGTGAATGTCAACTGATATTCTACGCCCATTTTAATCCCTTTTATTACCACTGTCAACCGCTATTTTACATTTATGCAGAAAAATATTGCTTTTCGTTCGACAGTGATTTACAATAGCCGTGGAGGTGAAACATGGACATTTTAGCTGAAAGAATAAAAGAAGCCCGGATCGCCCGGGGCCTTTCGCAGGAGCAGCTGGCCCTCATGGCCGGCTATACATCCCGAGCGTCCATCAGTAAGATCGAGAAGGGGCACGTCGATGTTCCTCGGAGCAAAGTCGAGGCGCTGGCCAGTGCGCTGCATGTCTCCCCTGCTTGGCTGCTCGGGCTCGATAACGTCTCGATCGACGACAAGTTTATCATCGAATACAAGGCGGCCCCACCGGAAACAAAAGCACGGCTGCTTGAATACTGGGAGTTTTTGAACACGAGGAGGTCCGACAAATGAAACCTAAGAAAACGTCCTCCGGGGGCTGGCGTTGCCAAGTCTACCTCGGAAGGCAAAACGGAAAGCGGATCATAAAAACGGTGACGGCCGACACTAAAAGGGCTTGCCTCGATGCGGCTGCGCTCCTCCGCGCTCAGGGCCTGCCGGAAGCTGCGCACCAGAAGGACACCGAGACTCTGGGATCCTGTATTGACCGCTACATCGAAAGCAGCGAGACCTTGTCGCCGACCACGCTGGCCGGGTACCGGAAGATCCGGAGGACCATGTTCTCGCAGCTCATGGATCTGCCGGTCGCGGCCCTGAATAACGAATGCCTCCAGAAGGCCATAAACGCCGAAATGCGGCGCAAAAGTCGCCGGGGGCATAATATATCGGCAAAGTCAATTCGTAACGCCTACGGGCTCGTCAGCGCCTCTGTGAGGGCATTTTATGGCCGAGTCTTCACCGTGAAACTGCCGGAAGACGCGCCGCGCTTCTTGGAGCTTCCGGAGCCGGACTTCGTCATCGCTGCGGTCCGCGGATCTGACATCGAGCTGCAGTGCATGTTGGCCCTCTGGCTGTCTCTGTCCATGTCGGAGATCCGGGGCCTCAAGTACAGCAGCATCCGGCACGGCTGCCTTTATGTCGACCAAGTCGTCGTTGATGTCGATGGAAAGCCTGTTGAAAAAAAGAAGGCGAAGGTCGCCAGCCGGAACCGAGTGCTCGCGCTGCCTGATTACATCTTTGACCTGATCCGGAAGCAGACGGATTTCAACGCCTACGAAAAGGGCAGGATTTTCGACGGGTACCTGTGCCCCATGCCGGAGTACGCAGTCCGGCGCCGGCTGCTGAAGCTGCTGCCGGGCATTACGTTCCATCAGCTCCGGCACCTGAATGCCTCGGTCATGCTGAAGCTGAACATCCCGGAGAAGTATGCGATGGAGCGCGGAGGCTGGTCGACGCCTCAAACGATGAAAAATGTTTATCAGCATACCTTCAGCTCGGAGCGCCTGAAAGTGGACCGTCTGGTCGACGAATACTTCGAGCAGAAGTTGACCTCGTGTTGACTTTTTGTTGACTTTTTGCCTCAAAATGTTGACTAACGGATAAAAACGAGCGAAAACGAGCGCAAACACGCAGTTCGCGAGAAGCCTTGATATTTCAAAGAAAAACCCCGGAAGCCTTGAAACTTCTGGGGTTGTGTTTTGGTGGAGCATAGGGGATTCGAACCCCTGAGGAAGTGCCATTTTTCAAGGGTTTCCGGTCACGTATTGACACTTCGTGTTGACTTTTTGACAAAAATGTTGACTGCTGCAATAAAAAAAGCCCCCGGTTTCCCGGGGGTAATACGAAAGGATCCACAGCAGTGAGTGCAACCTGCAGTAGCTATATTAGCCCCCGAGCAAAAGCCCGGAGGCATACGAGGGGAAACACCAAAGGGTGAGTGCCCTGTTGGTCATTATTGTGCGTTGATCCAGCGCTGCAGACCGGACACCGTGGCCGGTCCGAGCGAGCCGTCTATGCTCCCGTCATAATACCCTCTGTCGTAGAGGTAACGCTGGAGAGCTGCGACGCTCGCCTTTCCGAAGTACCCATCGGTGTCTGTGCCTATCACTCCCTGCAGGGCCTTGATGACGGCACTCCCTCCGAGATACCACGGCCAGCCCTTGAACTCCCAGCTGATCGCCGCCGCGTTCGGCAGGTACTTCCTGTTGCCCGTGGGCTGTCTGCTGACGATGCCGTCCATCTGCTGGCAACCGAGAATGTCCTGCAGAGCGAAGGTGGTCTCTGTTCCCCACCAGCCGTCCACCGCTACGCGGTCAGGTTTCGGCGGCTCTGGCGGTACTGGCTGGGGATCTATGATCTCGTTGACCTTCTCGGCGATGTCTCCGAAGCGGTCATAGAGATAGTCGCCCGGACATGACTTGTATGCGAACCACCTATGCGCCGTCATGTTCTGGACGCTCTTGTCCCAGACCTTCGACGGATCAGCGAGCCACATCATACGCTTGATGCCGTTCCTCTGGCAAATGTCAGCACACAGCCTGATGATGGCGGCATACGCTTCGTCCGTGACCGCATACGGAGGCTCGGTCTCGCTTGCGACCTCGATGGTGATGGCTCGGTAGTCGTTCATCGAGCCTGTCATGCCGTAGCAGTTCTTCTCGCCGCCCGTGCACCAGCTCCTGTCCTTCTCCTCGACATACATGCCGATGCGTCCGTCTGGGCCGATGCCATAGTTCGAGCTCGCCTTCCTGTTCGGATTGGCGAAGAAGTCGCCGAGCTGTTCCACGGTGAGCTGTCCGACCACGCAGTGTATGGTGATCGTGTCGATGATCTCTCCGTCCCATCTGTTCGCCCAGTCCCTCGGGACGATGCGTCCGTCGGAATGGTTAGGGCTGATGCGAGTATAGTCCACCAGAGGCGAATTGCTGAATGTCCTGACCTCTGCGCCCTGTGCTACCTTTGCCATGTCATACCTCCTCCTCGTTTTTGTTCTCTTTGGCTTTGTTGTAGCGGTACCTCTGCCACTCGGTTATCACGCCGAGGAGCGTGGAGAGCGCCGCACAAGTAGCGACCACCTGTTCTCCGTAAGGAAATCCCCACGCATCAGCTACCGCCCAATAAAAGGCTCCGATAGCCGTGACGAGGAGCTCTGCGCAAAAACGCAGAAAGTTAAAAACCTTGTCCGACATTGTTCTGTCCTCCATTAAAAAATCGCCCATTTGCGAGCGAATTAAACGCGGTCAATAACTTTATCGACCTACCATATAAAAGCCTCTCAAATCGGCTGTTTTCGGCCTTCTCGAGCCTGTTTGAGCTCCGCTTCGAGGTCTCCTATGCGATGATTGTGCACGCTGACCTTTTCTTCCAGAACAGGCATACGCTTCGCGAAGTTGTTGTGCTCCCTGACCTCCCTCGTCAGCTCGTCGAGCTTTGTGTTGGTCGTCGCTTGGTACACCTCCAGCTTGCCGTCGAGCCTCTGG